TTGCTTATGACAAAGAAACTCTTGAAGAAGTTTTTGATAATGATTTTAAAATAGCATTAGATTCAGCTAGAGAATTACTAAGAAATATAGAACACAATCATATTGTTTTTGGTGTAATTGTTGAAATGTGTTTTCAATTAGGCAAACCAAGAGTTATGAAATTCAAAAAGATGTGGGAAGCCATAAAACAAAAAAACTATTTAAAAGCTAGTGAAGAAATGATAGATAGTAATTGGCACAAACAAACCACAAAAAGATGTGAGAGTTTGGCTAGTATAATGAGAAACGCAAACAAATAGGAGTTTATTATGCCAATGGGAAAAGGAACTTATGGTTCTAAAAAAGGAAGACCAGCTAAAAAGAAATCTAAAATGATGAATAAGAAAAAGAAAAAAAAATAATGAGTGGATTTACTACTACAGCAACTTTATCAGAAATGATAAACAAGTTTAAATACAAAAAGAAAAAGAAAAAAAAGAAAAAGAAAAAGTAATGAAAGTTAAACCAATATATGCTAAACCTAGACCTAAAGGATTAGGAAAACCAAAATCTTTTAATAAGAAGTCTAAAGCATATAAATCTGCTAAAAGACAAGCTGATAAAAAGTTTGGAAAGAAAGTAAGTCTTTATAAGAACATCTTTATTTCTAAAGCTATTAAAAAATATAAACCGAGAAAGAAATGAGTATTATAGATATTAACAATATGCCTTTTGGCTTAGGAGTTCAAAAAGGACTTGTAAATAATTTTAGTGCAACAGGTATCTTTGGATATAATCCTGACATATCATCTTCATTTGAAACTATATCTTCTGTTGGTGGAATTTATGTTTATCCTACAGCTAGTTCAACTGCTGTTGCAACTTCATCTAATACAGCATCAGATAACACAGGAACAGTTTTAGTTTCTGGTTTAGACGAAAACTATGACATAGCTTCTGAAACAATTTCAATCGGTGGTTCTGCTAGTACAACTTCTTTTATCAGAGTATTTAGTGCAAGAATGGTAACAGCAAATACAGGAGATGCTAATGTTGGTAATATCACAATCACAGTAGATTCAAAAACAGTAGCTTATATTCCAGCAACTTATGGTTCATCACTTTCAGCTAATTATTGTATTCCTAGAAATTACAAAGGCTATATCTTATCAGCTTATGCTGGAGTATCTAAACAAAAAGAATTAACTGCAAAGATTATGACTAAACAAATTTCTAATGGTAATGTATGGAACACAGTAGGTTTTCAAACTACTTTTGCTGTTCCTGTTTATCAACAATTTACTGTTCCAATTCCAATCAATGAAAAAACTGATATTGAGATGAGAGCATTAACTGATGCAACTACTTCTGTTTCTGGTGGTTTTACTTTAGCATTAGAGAAAGTGGTTCAATCTTAAAATGAGTAAGAGGCCTAAAACAACTGGCGAACATATCGTATCGTTGTATGGTCATGTTACAGGATTAAAAAAAGATATTTCAACAATTAAAAATAATCATCTTGCTCATATGCACGAGGACATTGAGAAGATAAATCAAAAGTTAGATAATAAGTTTGATAGTTTAAGTGATAAGATCATTTATGGTATCGGTGCAGTAGCCGTGATATTTTTAGCACAGGTGCTTTACTTTTTATCTAAATAATATACAACACATACTTGTATGAGTTATAAATCAATTCTTTGTATTTCAGATTTACATATTCCATACCACCACCCTCAAGCATTTGATTTTTTAAAACAATTAAAGAAAAAAATTAATCCTGATCTAATCGTATGTGGTGGAGACGAACTAGATAAACACGCATTATCATTTCACGATTCTGACCCTGACTTACCTAGTGCTGGAGATGAATTAAGACAATCTAAAAAATATATTTGGGAACTTAAAAAGATATTTCCTGAAATGTTAATATTACATTCTAATCACTCATCATTAATTTATAGAAAAGCATTAAAACATGGTATGCCAAGAGCATATTTAAGACACTACAATGAATTTTTAGAAGTAGATAATAAATGGAAATGGGTAGATGATTTAAACCTTAAATTAAGTGATGGTTCAGAGTGTTATTTTACTCATGGTATGTCAGCAGATGGCCTTAAATTGGCTATGCAATATGGAAAGAATGTTTGTCAGTTTCATTTTCACAGTAAGTTTAATATTCAATATTTTAGTAACCCTGACAATTTAGTTTGGTCTTTACAATGTGGTTGCTTAACAAAACAATCGAGTCTTGCCTTTGGTTATTCAAAAAATTTTAGATTAAGATTTGTAATAGGTACAGGTGCTATTATAAATAGTCAGCCTAGACTATTTCCAATGGTTTTAGACAAAAAAGGTAATTGGATAGGGAAAATTGTCTAAGAAAAGCCGTTTAAAGCCCCATACAGCCACGCAGAGAGCCATTGACAAGCAAATAGGTGGCAATCATTATAAAGCCTATAAGATACAGCCAATCGAGTTTATCGTCCAAAATAATCTTGATTTCATACAAGGTAATATAATAAAATACGCACTCCGAAATAAAGCTGGAGAAGACCCTACTGAGAAATGGAATAAGATTATCCATTATTGCGAATTAGCAAAAGAATTATTGAAAAATAAAAAATAGATAATATTAGGAGTCAATGAAATTCCTATATTTAATTTATTCTTTTCTTGTGATATATTGGTCGGCATTAATTATTTTAACTGCAAATACTTATTTATGATCTGGCTTAAATTACTATCAAATCCACTAACAAAGATAATCGCTAATAAAACTATTGGTGCTATTCAGCATAAATTAGAAAAAGATAAAATCATAAAAGCTAAAGAAATAGAAGCTGTTAAAACTGTATCTGTAGAACAAATAAGACAACAAGAAAACTCTTTTAAAGATGAATGGTTAGTTGTTGTATTTAGTTTAATATTTGTATTTCACTTTGTACCACAATTCCAAGAGACTATGCTAAGAGGCTGGGAAATACTTGAATTTGCTAGTGATTACTTTTGGATAATAATACTTACAATAGTAGGTGCGTCTTTTGGTGTAAATACTGTCAAGAAATTTACTGGCAAAAAATAACATTTCATAAAATCTCAAAATCAGTAATATGGTCTAATGGATATAGACGCAATTATTGTAGATGTAGAGTTTGAAGTATCATCAAGATGGAAAGACTATAATCATTTTGTTTGTTTTAGATTTGTAGATACTGCACCTGATAAACCAAGATTGTTAAATGCTCTATATGAACTTGAACGACACGAAGATGTAGAGGTTGTAGATTACAACTATTCAGAGACTCCAATCACAGAAAAAACTAATTTAAAAGATTTAGAGATTACTAGAAACTAGGGTAAGCAGAACCAGTTATTGCCTACCCTAGCTTTAAACTCTAGTGGTAAGAGAGAGAGAAAACCACTAAAGCTATTTTGGGGCAATTCAAAGTGATAGTCATGTTTAAAAACTATCTTTATTCTTCCCAAAATTCTTTTTAACAAGTGGCCAAGTCTCCCTGACCACTCTGTCTATTAGCTGATAAATGGAGCATGGTTATCAACTTTCGCTAATAGAATTTGTTAATTTTTTATTAATATAATCATCATAATTTGTACAATACTGACAATAGTTACAAGCATGATTTATATGTTTAATTCTTTCTTGTTCAATAATTTTATTTAATAATTTATATGATTTATAATTTCTATATATATTTTTCAATTCATCTAAAGTTATATTATTTTGTAATACATATGTCGGAGTATCGTCAGAAAATTGAATAGTATTAGCAACAATATGTTTAATTGTTTTTTTTCTATTTTTAAATTCTGGTTCTACTTGAATATTTTGATTATATAATATTTTCATTACACTTTACTATTCAAAGCTAAATCTCTCTTTAATTCACTCTGCTTCAAAGAAATATATTGACTTAGATTCGAGTAATGAAACCTAGCTTTAATTAATTCTTCTTCAGCATTTGCATATTGCTTAACGATTTCTCTATACTCAGCATCAGTTCTTGCTTTATGCTCTGCCTCTATAACTGTTTTTGTTTCTAATTTATATTTAAGAAACAATTTACTAAACATGGCTTTTTTACCATCTTCTAAAATAATACTTTTCTTATGCCACTCAGCCCATTCTTGTGATGCTTTTTCTAATTCTTCGTATGACTTATTGCTTAACAACATTTGCTCTCCTTATAAAATTATTAATAATAAAACAATAGTTAAAAATGATACAATCCATTTATTATGTTTTCTATGTATTGGTCTACCTAAAATAATCATGGGTATAATAACATCTCCTCTGCTTCTTTTTCTAACTGTTTTATTTGTTGTTTTAAACTATGGTTTTCTTCTTCCAATCTAGTAATTTTTCTATTTAAAGATTTAATCTCTAAATACAATGCTTGTATCTCCTCTAACTTAATAGCGAAATCTTTTTTTAAGTTATAGAAATCGCTAATAAGTTTTTCTTGAGTTTCAGATAATTTAGCCATTAGAATGGTATCTCGTCGTCCATATCATTCATGTTCTCTACAGGCTTTGCATTATCTGGTGCAAATTGTGTAGCATGAGGTGGCATGGCCTGAGAAATAGGTTTCAGGCCATCTACATTATCATTTTTAGGTTGATAGGGTTTAACCATAACCAAACAAAATATTTGCTCTAAATTGCTTTTAGCATATTGAGATGGGTTATTATTTTCTTGTGTCTTAGTCATATACTTTAACACATACCCAGCTTTAGTGTACTTAGCAACTTCAGGAGTTCTTACCCATTCGCTAATTTGAGATAATCCATATTTTTTTTTAGTTAAGCTACAAGTGAACTTAACTTTAGATGCTTCTCCACTATATTCGTATTTAGGAGATTGCTTACCTGTTGGATATAATCTCATTGATAAACCACAGAATGGTAAATCGTAACTATTTTTTTGATACATTTGTTTTT